GGGAATTTTTGTGTTTGTTCCATAAATTTTATTAATTAAAACTAGTTCTTAATATAAATATACGAAGAATACTTTTTTAAAACAACAAAAGCCCGAAATTAATCGAGCTTTTATTTATATTAAGGCTTGTATTAGTAATTAAGTACGCAATAATCCATTGCTACAGTCATTGATAATTCAACTGCATCTGGTGCTGACCAGTCAAAGTCCCCTTGTGACATAGTTTTGATAAATGCACCTTTAATAATCCATTCTGATACTACATCTCCTACTGGACCTAAAACATTAAGTGTTAAATCTTTTTTGTAGAAGTCTGAATATCCTGCACGACCTGTTACTGATTCGTAAGATAGTCTTGCCCATTCCATTACTGCTTGAGCTCCGGAAGGTGTGATTGGATCATATAATGTCATGTCCATATCATTCCACATTCTCTTCCCTCTAATCTTACGATAAGAGTTGATGTGGTCTAGCACAACTTCTCCATCTTCAAACGAAGGAGCTGATACTGTTTTTATCATGAATGATGGAATGTTGTCCATGTACATGATGAATCTATTCTGTACCTTCGGTTCGAAGGCTCTAAACATAATTTCGTTTGGATCTAATACTGCCATTTTATTTATTGTTTATTATAAATATCTTAATTTAAATTTATCCTGCAAAAGTTGCTCCAGTTGGCTCAATTGTAAAGTCTAGTACTACGAATTCAGCAGTTTTGGCTGGTTGAATGAAGATTTGACCTATTAATTGATTTCTGTCTACTACGTCTGCAGTGTTGTTTGTGTCGTCCATTACTACTCTATAAGCATATAGACCCTGTCTTTGTACTACTGACTCTAAGTAAGGATTTACTTTAGCTAAGAATCTGTTTCTAGTTGTTAATGTATTTTGTTCGAATACTAAGTTTCTTGATTCATCTCCAATAAACTTTTTCAACTCAATTAACAATCTTCTTACATTTACTCTATCTAATGCTGATGCTTTAGTCTGTAGTGTCTTCTGACCGAATACTGATATTCCTTGTCCTGGGAAAGAAGCTATTGGATTTACTTTCTTAGAGTATAGTGTATCTCTTTGAGTTCTTGTTAGTCTCTTTTGAGCTTGTATTACTCCTGTAATTCCTCCTCTTACTAATCCTGCTGGTGCAAACCAAGGTGCTGAACTGTTATCTGTGAAAGCATATACTCCTGGAATAACAACTGATGCTGGAATCCATTCGTTTCTACCTGTTGCAGATTGAGCCTGTAACCATGGCCAGTAAGAAGCTGCGTAAGAACTGTTAAGTCCTGCTGCTTGTCCTGTTACTGTTGATTCACCTGTTACTGAGTAGTCTACTAAGTCTACTACTGCTATACAATCTCCTCTAGTCTCTGCTAAAGATATAAGACTGTCTATAGGTGTAGTGTGTCCGGTTAAGTTATAAGCTAACCCTGGTGCAGATATAATGTTAAATATATAGTCGTCATTATTCCCTAATACTGATATAACGTCTGAATAGTTTGCTCCGGTAAGTCCTTGTGAATCTACTCCTGTTATTTCTCCGAAAAATTTAGCATGTCTGTCTCCAAAATGAGCTCCATTTGCTCCAAAGAATGATCCTGATTGTGCTATTGGAAGTGAAGATACATAACTTACTCCTTGTGAATCAGTATTAACTGTTACTCCGTCGTTTGCTAAATAATCTAATGTCTGTGCTGGTACACTAGAAACTCTTACGTAGTTTGATTTATTAACATATTCTCCTTGTGTTTGAATATATTTTGAACCATCTCCATCTGTTGCTAGCACTTTTTGTTGATTTCCTACTACGCTCTCTATATAATTTGCTGATTTAGGATCTAGAGATACATTGTTGAATGTTTCTAGTACAATTTTGTTTTTTAAGCTATCATCTCCTTGACGAATACTTAAAGTAAATGTACCTAAATCTTCATTTTTATTACTTATTTCCCATCTTAAATTATCAGAACTACCTGATACTAGTGAGCTATCTGAGTTTTGTGTTATTGTGCTCGTATCAATTGCATTATTATACAGTTCACCTTGTCCTAAAGTTGATAGTATAAATGAATTTGTAGTAGTAGATGTTGTTTCTGTACCTCCTGCTAAAGTTATTACTGCAGTTGCTGAAGGATCGTTTCCAGCAGCATCTCCTACTCTAAGTATATATCCGTTAGCTGCTGTTCCTGCTACTCTACCGTCTAGTTCTAGTGTATCTGATGTTGCATTATCTCCATGTATTACTGCTATACTGGCTCCATCGATTGCCGCTCCTAAATTATCTACTGTTGCTGAAGCATCTACTCCTGGAGAGAAATACCATTGGTTCGCCGATGGAATATCGTCAGGTACATCTCCTACAATTGCTGTGAAGTTGTATTCAGTCCCGTCTGGTGCTTGAATAATATACTGTTGTGTATCGTCTGCTTGAGCAAAACTAGCTACTAATCCTGTTGCTGTTGCAACACCTGTTGTAGTAGTATTATTACTTATCGTAGTAGATGTAGCTGAATCGAATGACCCTGTTACTACCCTAGATACTAATACTGAGTTACCACCTTGTTGAAAGTAATTTTTAACTGCGATAGAAGTTAAGAATTCATAAGAGTTTGAACCTGAGTTGAAGGTAGTACCAAATTTCCTTACATACTCACCATAAGAGGTAACTAATGTTGGAATTTCTACTGGCCCTTTTACTGCTGGTCCGATAATTGCAGCTCCTGCTGTTACAGGGGCTGGTTGAATAAATGAAATATCATTTTCTCTTGTGAATACACCTGGAGAGATAATTGTTTCTGCCATGTTTAATGAAGTTTATTTAAATGTCTTTTATAAATATCAGCTTATTTTGTAAACCGTTCCCGTAATGTACAGGTAGTTATTTGTATATAAATAGGAAGGGAAGGTACAAAACCTCCCCCTCTATCTAATATTAGTAAACTAATAGATTTACTTTACTTCAGTAACTACTTCTTCTTCTTTTACTTCTTCCGTTGGAATAAATTCCCCGTTCTGTAAATCGATAGATCCTTTACCGTATTTTTCTTCTAACTCCTTAACAACAGTAGCTTCTTGCTCTTGTGTTTCTGTTAAGTATGCTTTAATATTAGTTCTACGTGTTTCTAAATCTATTTCTGCTAGACCAACGTTTCCTAATTCCATTTTTACAGCTTGTACTCTTTTTTGAATATCTTCAATTTGCTGTAATTCTTCTTTTGATAACTTTTGATTTGCCATTTTTTAACTTTAAATTAATCGATTAAATTATATATATTATACAATATAAGAATTAATATTTAATTCTGCAACTAAATTTTATTTTATTTTTAACTTATTTTAATCTTCTACTCTTAATGTAACTGAAGTAGGTGTTTGTAATTCTGATATTTGACTATCTAGGCCTCCTTGGATTGCATTAACTTGCTCTACTCCCATTCCTGCTTTTACCCAGTTAATGATTGTTGCATGTGCTAGGTCGTCGAATGCAGTAAATGCACTTCCTGATGTAAACTCTAAGTGTTGTGTTCCTATACTTGTTGCAGTGTAGGCATTATCGTCTGCATCTACATCATCAGAAGTACCTGTTACTCTCCAATGTACGTTATAGATAACGTTTGTTTGACCTCCTTCTGAAGGATGTACATCTACTGTTTTACAGTCCCAATTATAAGTATTCATATTTTATCTTATTAAGTGTTGAACTTTAGTTTATTGTTCTTTATATAAATATAGTAAAAATAACTTTAACTACCAACTCTGCTTAAGGCAGACTACAAAAGTTCATATTGGTATCTAACTGGTGTAGTGTCCATGTATAGTTGCCAGTTGGCCCTGTTCTCTTAACATAGTATATATACTCATCTCTTGATGCGTGAGCATAAGAACCTCCTAACCCCGGTATAGTTGCTTGGGAATCGTATGCAGCGTTTGTTATACCGTTTATATATAGGGTATCATCATTCCCGCTTGAACCTACTAGGAAGTAGTCATTATAATTGTCACTTATCGGCAAAATAGAATTTGGTTGAACGGTTGGTCCGGTAGTGGTTATATCGTTTACAGTTGGTGTACCGGCAGTTGAAACATCAAAAGCTGACATTGGTATGTCAATTATCTTTACTACTGTCGGTGATGATTTAGCAGATATAACGTAAATATGGTTACCATCATTGCTTAAATGGAAAGCTCTTATATCTTCATTAGCTGGTATTGATATACTTAGTGTAGTCCCAGTAGTTGCCATAGTAGTTATGTCCCAGGCAGTTGTAAGGTTGTATTCGACAATATTGTCTGAGTTTATAGGTTTTATGTAAACTTTTTGTCCATTAGACGACATTTGAAACATTTGAAAAAACACACTCAAAGCAGGACTTACTCCTATATCTGTAATAGTAGAGGTTAAATCATGCCCGGTTGCTAAGCTCATTTGCCTAATTCTTTTATTACTATATTCAGGAACAAATACTTTAGTTCCGTAAACGTCTACATAAGGTTGTACTTGTCCAGGAACTGTTCCACCGTTAATTAATGATGTTATGTTTACGGAATCCCCTGTAGTTATATCTCCTATATCCCATACTGGTGAGCAGAATGGTATTGCTGTGTATGGTGTATCTATGACTTTTTTTACATTTAATCTTCCTATATCTATAAGTTTACTGATGTTAGAATGTATAATTCCGTTTACTATCTCTCCAAAACCTGTATCTATCGTATATTCTAACCTAGGGTAGTAAGAAGATTGATTGTAGTAAAACGTAGCGTAGTTATTAAGGGCCAGTAGTGGTGTAACATTATTGTAGTCGTGGTCATAATCACATATTGCTATAGTAAAGTTAGCATTACCTACTGCATCTGTTTTAGCGTCACTATTTAATGCTATGGTTTTTAATGTTCCTGCTCCGCCGGCACCCATTGTAAAATCCCCGGAATAAGGAGTAGAGAAATCTACATTATAATCACTGGTGCTTAGTTGCGCTAAAGAGCTATATGTATTTGAATTTTTTACTACAATTATATCTTTATATACAGTATATCCTGAAGCTTTATACAATTTTAAATGTAAACTTACAATTGTTCCTGACACACCGGAAAAATCGAAGGTCAACATACACCTATTTATATGGTAATTATTTCCTCTACCCGAAGTTTCATAAGCATCGGGTGACATTGATCCTGGGTTTATGGTTACCAGTCCATTCCCGGATGATGCATTCCTGGTATCAGCCCAACTGTAAGCTGTTGAATCTAGTTGATTTACTACTACTCCGTCTATCGACTGTTTACTTGATGGTATTGTTGGCATAACTTTCCTTTATAATTATTATCCTTTACCTATAACCCCAATGCCATCTCCAGGAGCTGGTTGGTATCCACCTTCTATTGGTTTGTATAGTTCTTTTTTTCCCTCTCGAGTATACATAGGCATATAGTAATTATCTGTTGTATGGTACTTATTAGTGGGTATTGACTTAATTCCAAACTCACTTAACTTTATTTGTTTATATGTTATATTTCTTTCTTCTTGAAGCTCCTCAGATGGTAATATATCCTGCATAGGATTCCACCAAGTCATTCTACCTCCAGGAGATAGTAACTTAGTAATATAGTCCTTAATCTTACTTAAGTTCTGGTCATTATAGGTATCAATAAAGATACCGTGGAACTGTATCAACCCTGAGTTTGTAAAGTCTTTTTGAAATTCAGCAAACCAGTCTTTACCTGATATAATATTTACTCTTTTATGTTGTGTTTCTTTACTTCTACTGTATTCTTTATTTTTTTGGCCTGCAAATTCTTTAGCTCTTTCTGCTATTCCGGGGTGGTATTCTATAATAGTATGTAGGTCTGGTGAGTAACTTTGTATATATTCTGCTGAAATTCCCATTCCAAATCCCAACTCTAATATAGTTTGGGAGCGTCCACCGTGGGTTACAAAATCAGCAGATTGCTTCATTATTGGTGCTTCCCAGTCCATCATTACATTATAACTTTCTCCATCATCAGAGAAAGTTATTTTATCTTCTGTAAAAACCATTGCTTTATCTTTAAGACTCCCTTTATATTCAAATTTATAATCTGCTCTTGCCATCCTACTTTAATTTTCTATATTTAATTCATTATGCTATTTCTACAAATGTATTATCTGGACAGAAGTACATTTCTGCTGTAACTCCGGTAGCGTATCCTACTATTCTAGCTATATGCCCTGTAGTAGTTGGAATAGTTCCAGTTGCATCTCCACTTGTGGTAGCACTTAAGTAGAATGGATTACCTGCATTTAAAGATTGAGAAAAAGTTGCACTACATCTAACAAATCCTCTTACTAGTATACCTGCAGCAGCAGTAGTTCCCATTGCCACACCTAGTAAACTTTTACTAGTTGTACCAGAATTTGCCTGTGCTTTAACCCACTGTCCTGATGTGTTTAGTACCACTACGTCTCCTTGTGCTATTCCTGATTGTGATCCAAAAGTGACTACTTCTCCTCTAAATTGGTTCAGAGCATCTGGTTTTTTATACTCAATAATCTCTGTTTGAATATTACCTGCAACATCTAATTTTTTAGTAGAAGACGGGGTAGTTGTTCCAATAGATACATTTCCACCGAATGGATTTAAATGTAAATTTCTAGGGGTAGTTGCAAGTACATTAGATGTCTGTATAATAGATGAAGCAGAAGCACCTTGTGAGAAAGTAATCTGTCCGTCTCCGTTAGAACTAGATCTTAATTTTAAAGAAGCTCTAGTATCAGTATCTGCAAAATTAGCAACATAACTACTTGAGTCTCTATATACTTCTAACTTACTACTAGGAGTAGTTGTTCCTATACCGACATTGTAGTTAAATATTGCTTCTCCATCTGTCTGTAATTCAAAAGCAAGATCACCATAATTATTATACCCCGTACCTTCTCCAGCAGTAGTGCCGTCGTTATCTACATAGAATTTTATATTTTGAGGTGCTGAGTGTATTGTTTGATTTCCAGGTGATTTTGATTGTAAAAATATTAAAGAACTATCATAAGCTGCTGTTCCTGATGTTACATTGGCGGCAGTCATTTTTATACCTGCTCCAATAGCGGATGCTGTATTTACAACATCATTTTTTACTTGTATAAATACCCTTCCATCTACACTATTGCCATCGTTGCTTACCATTAAAGGTATAGCTGGTTGATTAGCAAGAGAAACTGAGCTTGATAATCCAACTTCTAATTGATGAGAAGGACTAGTCGTTCCTATACCAACATTATTACCAGAAAAATAGGTGGTGGAGGAACCAATGCTCATCTTCGTTGCTGTGCCTACAAGCATTGAGTGATTCCCGGTTGATTTGTATTTCAGCATATTGCTTGAGTCAACATGTTCAATGTAACTAGGTTGTGATGAGAATGTAGCATTATCCCCCATATAGATTCCAGAGTTACCATATTGGCTAGTTAGTAGATTTACAATAGCTTTTCCGCCGTATCCGGAGGCGTGTGTACTCTGTATTCTTAGTTCATTATTAACTGCTGCTGTTCCTGTTGCAGGGGTTGCTGTATGCAGTAAAGTAGCCGGACTAGTAATTCCTATACCAACTGAACCTTCTGTATATGTTACAGTAGAACTGTCCCCTAATTGTACTTTATCAGGATCAGTACCTTCGTCCATTCTGATAATATTTCTTCCTCCGGCAACTAACTGTAAATCATCTTCTCTAAATCTGAGGTATGTGTTTGTATCTCCTGCATGATATAAGTACTCTGGTATATTTAAATTCCCGGTTAACGTGCCTCCACCTATTGGTAAGTATAACCCATCATGATCTCCATGATCTGTAGGTATTGTAGGCTTATTAAGTATTAAGGCATCACCACTAGTTGCATTCCAGTCCGACTGTACATTCTGTTCTGCATTGGTAGGGGCAAAGGTAGTTGGTAAAGCACTTATGTCAACACCGTCTACTGTAGCGTTAGCAGCCATAGTTATGTTACCTGATATATCAGCATTACCATTTATGTCTAAACTAGTTGCCTCTAACTCGCCTGTTACAGTCACACCTGTGGTTGTGGTATGAAGTTTTTTAACATTGTTATGATATAATTCAACCGCGGTGCTACTCGCCTCTATAAGTGTTTTAACACCAGCTGCGTTTCTTAATTTTAACGTCCCTGAATCTATTATTAAATCTCCTGTACCTGCATTTTTTATATAGCTATTACTTCCATCGTGGTATATTTGAAGATCTTGAGATGCTCCAAGTTGTATTTTATTATTATCCCCTAGATTAAGATTTCCATCAAAATTGGAAGTACCGCTAGCATTTATATTAAATATAGGTACGCCTGATATATCTGAAACTGTAAATAAGTCTCCTGTTAAATCGTCTGTTATAGAGAATAATTGTCCTTGTGATCCTTGTATGTCTAATACTGTAGAACCTGATGCATACACTTCTAATTTACTGCTAGGACTAGTTGTGCCTATACCTATGTTACCTGTCGGTAATATTGTTAATCTAGCATCTCCTAAAACAGCACTCGCAGAACCTCCAGAGCTATTTAATAAATGTATTTTACCTCTTGCATCACCAAAAGCACCGTCATCTCTTTCAAATACAATTGCTGAGTGTCTGTATAGTGCATTTCCTGTTTCGGAATATCCAAAGTGTAGTCCGGCGTATTCACCAGCTGAGATTGTCCCTCCAATGCTAGCAACAGCATCATTAGTACCTAAGTATACGTCTAATTTTTTCTGAGGAGTAATTGTTCCTATACCTACGTTGCCACTTCCGTCTATATTTATGTTAGCAGTAGAAACACCTTGTGTTCTACCAAAAGACCCCTTGCCGCCTTCTGCTGAAATGTAAACACCGGTGTCATTATCAGCTACAAGTAAGCTTGCTCTATTAACTCTGGCTTTTACGTATAAACCAACTTCTGCTCCACCTTCTTGAAAAATAGATGCTGTACCTGTTAGCCCTGATGTGTTTTCTCCTACTTGTAACTTTACTCCAGGATTAGTCGTCCCGATCCCTACGTTGCCTGTTCCATTAGGTATCATTAATATATCTCGGTTAGTTATAGAGGTGGTTATCTTTAAATCACTACTATCCATTGATATCCTACCATACTCAGTACCTGCTTTTCTTAGTACAATATCCCCACCTCCAGCATCTACTCTAATATCATCTGGTGCATCAATAGTAAAATCACCGTTACCACTCTCTGTAAAAGTAACCGCATTTGAACCATCTGAAGTTATAGATAAAGAACCACCAGTAAGACTTACATCACCTGCAAAAGTTGCATTACCGTTTGTTGCTATATTGAAAATTGACTGAGCATTATATGAAGATTGAACTCCATCACTTGCATACCCAATATTAAAACCAGAATTATTATACCCACTTCCTATAAACCATTCTCTACTACTTGGACTAGTTGCACTATTAACACTATCTTGAATTTTTATTCCTGCTCCTCTACCGCCGTACCCTTTAAGTCTAAGAGTATTAGTCATTGCGGGAGCACTGCCTCCGTCATCTATATCAACTGTTAAATTTCCTGTGAGTGTTCCACCAGCTAGCGGTAAGTAATTACCAATAGGTACTGCTCCCGCCGCTGCATCTGCATAAGCAGTTGTAGCTATTAACGTAGAATTATTACCAGCTGTTTGTGTTGTACCTGTAGTTGCTGTGTTTATTGTACCGTTTAAGTCACCTAAGAATGTTGGGGATGTTACTGTACCTAAAAAATTTGCATCTCCTCCATCTGCCATATTTAAAGTTAAGGCAGTAATTTCTGTGCCATTATCATTACCTATGAATTTTATAGATTTGTCTTGTATTGATGAAAAAATATTAAGATTACTACTTGAGTTGTTAAATTTAGCATATTCAGTTCCACTTACTTTTAACCTTAAATCATCCCCACCTGCATCTAAAACTATATCAGAGCCTGCGTCTAAAATTATATCGTCAGCAGCACTTACTGTCATTTTACCTGCGCCTGTTTCTGTAAAAGTTACAGCATTACTTCCATCACCAGATATAGATAAAGATCCACCAGTAAGACTTACATTTCCTGAAAAAGTTGCACTTGTGCTGTTTAATACAAACCAGTTTTCAGATATTGGTGCTGCTGCAGATGTTAATT